TCATAGCAACTACCACCCTTCTATTCGTTGTTAGTCGCAGGCCGCAGTTCAGTTCGGGGAAACTGGCTGGCTCCTACTGTCGGTCTTATACGCTGCATTGGGCCGATAGGTCAATGTCAGGATTCTATATTTGTCCGCCTGTTGTGCTAAGTAGCGATGCTTTCGTAGTTCCAGACTTACCAGAGAATGTTGCAATTTCTCTTTCAGTAAGTGCTTTACGCTTACGCTGTGCTGAAGCCAAGGTATTAAATACTTCTTGTTCTGCTTCTGCTTGATTATATCCAGGAAGTGTTGTTCCGTAGATTTCGCTTAACTTTTGTGCGGTAGGTAGGATATCTGCAATTGTTGCGTATCCCTTTTGTGCTTCAGCCTGAGTAATACCTTGTGCTGCTAGTTGCTCTGCTACTGCAACACCAGTCTCAAGTCCTTGTACTCTTGCGGCTACGCCAATTTCGGCTGCTGCAATCTGACGCTGAATCTTAGGTAACTGCTGATTAGGGTCAAGAACATAAGCGACCATATCAGTAGAACCAATTCCATAATAATCTTTAAGTGTTCTAGCAATTGCAGGGTCAGCGTTCTGAACTCTCTGAACAGCCATAGATACACGAGTTGACAACTCTGATGGAGATACATCGTTTTCAATGAACTGTCTTACATATGCATCATTATCAAATTGAGTTAATCCATATGCACGAAGTGTCTGACGGTAGGCATCTTCATTAGCAAGATATTCTGCAGGAGTAAGGACAGTTAATCCCTTTTTAATACGTGTAGCATTTGCTGCAAATCGTTGCTGATACTCTGGAGTATTCTGAAGTTCTAATGTAATTGTGTCTTCTGAATATCCTTGACGAGCAAGGTCTAGAACTTTAGCACCTAGGCTAGCAAGACCATACTTAGCAAACCTATCTGCAATAATCTTACCAATAGACTCACGTTGTGCAGCAACTCTTTCTGCTTCTGCTGCAGCCTTGGCTGCATCTTCTGCTGCCTTCTGTTGTGCTGCCATATTTGCTGCTGCTAATGCTGCTGCATTTGCTGCATTTGCATTCGCTGCTGCCGCTGCTGCGGCATCTGCCGCTGCTTGTGCGGCAGCAAGTTGAGCAAGAAGTGCTTGTCTATCAGCATCCGCCGCTGCAAGAAGTTCTGCTTTAATTCTTTCAAGTTCTGCTGCACGTGCTGCTGCTTCAGCATCTGCTTTAGCCTTAGCCTCTGCTGCTGCTTTTTCTGCTGCTGCTAGTGCATCTGCTGCGGCTTTAGCCGCTGCGTCTGCTGCAGCCTTTGCTGCTGCATCTGCAGCCGCTTTAGCGGCGGCATCTGCTGCTGCATTGCCAGTAGCACCAGTGGCTCCCGTAGCGCCTGTAGCACCTACAGAACCAGACACTGGTGTAATACCAGCAGCCTTAGAAATTGTTTCAAGTTTTGCTGCACTTACTCCTGATGTAGGAGAAAAAGGATTTGTTCCACCAGTAACTCCACCAGCATATGTGCTAGTCGCAGTCTTGGTAGCAGTGCTGACAACTGGAATATTTACCTTTTGTCCAACATTGATTTTATTAAGATTAGAAATCTGTGGGTTAGCAGCCGCTACAGCAGCAACGCTAACCCCTGCCTTAGCAGCAATAGCAGAGATAGTCTGTCCAGACTTTACTGTTGTCGTACTAGCAATAGGTACTTTAGGTTTAGGTGCTGCCATGTTTACGCCAATCCAAGGTCACGGAGAACTTTTAATGATATTGAGTCTCCAACTTTTCTAGCATTGTCTGTTTTTTCCCAACGAGGGTCTTGACGCAATTCAGTTTCAAATTGCCATATTGGTTTAACTGCTGGCTTACCATCAGGTCCAATATACTGTAAAGCCCGACGAAGAGTAGGGTCATTAAATGTAATGCTATCTGCATCAATCTCTAATATGTTAGCCATAGAAGATTTATATGCTGAAGTTAACGCTTCAACACTAGTTCCTTTATTTATCTGGTCAGCATATACTGGAAATGCACTAGCAGAATCTCTGCGAATCTGTGCTTGAATATCTTCAGTAGTTGTTGTGCCAGCAAATATACCTTGAGACCATGCATCTAAACTTCTTTGTGAATATGACATACCAAAAGCATCAGCATACTCTTTAAGATTCTGTACACTTCCTAGTGTAGAACCACCTATAGGCTTACCCTTAGCAGCAAGCAAAGCATTAAGGTCTAATTGTGTGTCAGTAAGACCTTTAAGATATGCGTTCTCTAATGTAGCATCGTCTACAACTACACCCTTTGCGGCAAGACGCTTCTTCTGTTCTAATTTATATGCTTCAAGTTCTTGAGCATATACTCCAGGTTGAGAAGCCTTTTTCTTTTGACGAGTCTGTGCGTTTGTAGTAAGATTCTTATAGTAACTAGTCTTATAATACTCTAGTTCTGCATCAGTTGTATTGCCAGCCTTCCATAGGTCAAATACCTTTTGAAGTTCTGGAAATTGTCTAATTAAATCAGCGGTAATACCAAATGCTGTGTCTGCCACTTTAGCCCCCTAGTCCTGATAGGAAGTCGGCAAAGTCAAGACTCTGCTTCTCCGCTAAATCTTGTGGTGCCTTTTCTTCCACACTCTTCTTAATTAAGGCTTGAGCCTTTTCCTTAGTGTATCCAGGCTTTGTTTCAGTAACAGTCTTGCCACCAACCTTCTTGGTTGTAGTAACTGTTCCTGCGTCAATCATCTTTTGGATGGCAGTATAGAACTCTTTGTTCTCACTATCTGTAGCCTTACGACCTAAGACACTTTTAAGTGTATCATCAATCAATGATTGAATTTCTTCTGGTTGGAATAGATACTTTTGGACAGATACCTTAGGGGTATTGTCATCGCCCACACCTTGATTCTTTGCATACCATTGTAGGTATTGTTCAGGTGTTATCTTGCGAGAACCCTTAGATTTGGTGTACCAATCTGATGCACCATCTACAGCCAATTCATAAATTGCTGCAGCCTTAAGTGGGTCTACGCTTCCATAGCCATACTTACGAAGAGTGTTAATCCAATTAGATTCAACAGTTGGGTCAGTGTAATAACTTGACTTTAGGTCACTAGCCTTAGCGGTATCCGAAACAACTTCTAGTTCATAACCAGTCTTCTTGAACTTAATAGTTTTCTTTTTACCTGGACCAACATATACTTGTCCAGCAGTAGATGCTGTACTACCACCTTTTAGATTATCTAATGCACCACCCACGCTACAAGCCTTTCGTTAAATCATCATTTTCAAGGATACGATTGTATACTCTACTGAATGATATATATTCATCTAGTAATCCACCAGTAAATGTGTCCCACATTTCCTTGATGTCTTGATTTTCTACAGAGTTTATAGACTTACTTTTTCTACTTGCAAGTATGTCACGGACATATGCTCGTCCTTCAAGATAGTCAGACATAGCCTGTAGGTCTGGTCTTCCAGAAACTCTAGGGTCAGATACTATATCTTTAGCAAACTTCAGGAAGTTATATACCTTTTGGGTATCAATCTTTCCACGAACCTCTGCCCATTCTGGATTCTCTTGACTAAGTTCTTCGATAAACTGACGTTTACGGTCAGCCAAATCTTCTGCTGCCTTAACATTTAAACTAGGCAAGCCTCTTCCAATACGCTCTGCTTCTAGGATATCCATACCTTTATTGTAGGTAATCCAACCCTTTTCAGCCTGAGTAGATGCAATAGCATCATATGGGTCCTGAGACTCACGGAAGTTCCTTGTGCTACCAGGTGCAACTGGAGTATTGCGTTGGCTTTGATATACGCTAGGTGAGAACTCACCAGCATTAGCATCGCCTACAATAAACCAACCATACTCTGGATTCTTAGCAATCAAATCAGATAGTTCACGAGAACGCTTCTCTGCCTCAATAGTTGCAGCAATACCAGTATTGTTCTTTGATAGGCTTGTTGAGAAGATAAAGTAATCTTCTCCATAGGTATCATAGAACTTTTCAGACGCATTCTCAGGGTCTTCTTCACGCAGTCTGTGCCACTCATCAATATAGAACTGATAAGGAGAACGAGTGTTTGTAGCAAAAGGTAGAGTAAGTTTAGCCGCTGCTTCTAAAGCAAGGATTTGTTTTGCTTTATTGTCAATCTCTTTTGTTGTTGGAGGAGTATCACGAAGTCCATTATCGTACTTGTGATTCTCTTCCATAGCAATAAGAACTGTTAGGTTGCGGCGTGTTGCGTCATCATTGTCAAATAGAGACCATATACGCTTAGCACCAGAGTTCTGTACTAATAAATCCTTTGTGAATTCACCTGGTGTTGTACCAGTTGGACCATAAGGTAGAATCTCTTTTACCAAAGCAAGTCGTTCTGCATCTGGAACAGCCTTAATAAAGAACGAAGTTCCCATTTGTACGAACCAACCAGCACCTGGATTCCACCATTGGTTACCCTGGAATAGTAGGTCAAGGCTTGTTTTAGGAATAGCAAGAGGTCTATCAACCTTACCAAAAGACATACGCTTTACCCATTCGCCAGGGATATTAATGTATGTCTTACCATCTCGTTCTTCTGTAATACCAGCACGGTCAGGTGAGTTGTAAACTATGTCCATCTTTCGGAAAACAGTTGGGTCATTAACTACAATACGACTCCACTTTTCAGCCACATCAGCAAATGCACCAAAGAATGGGAATGCATAACGCATTGTGTACGCTGCATCTACACGCTCTGAGGTATCATAAACGGTACGACGTAGTTCTGCTCTAGCCCATTGGCGAGCATTGTTCTCCAGTTTGCGTATATACTCTGGTGGAATTGTATCACCAGGATATGTATCGATAGCATTGCGAACAAGTGCATCCATACGCTTACGGTAGAAATCTACGAATAATGGTTGACGTACTAGGTTTGTCTCTGGGATTTCGCCAAAGTACTTATAGAACTTATCACGAATACCAGATGCATATCGTATGGCTTGGTGCGCTCCATTGGCAGCACCTACCTGTGCAGCATTAACTGCTGGATAGTTTAATGTATCTGTACCAAAAGTCTTCTTAATATCATCATATGTAATCTTGCGAGTCTTTGCTATCTCTTTAAGACCAGAAGCCCATGATGGGAATAGTTCATCAATGTTATCCATGTTTGCTTCTGCAATAGCACGAGCATCTCTACCCATAGCAAGAACACGCATAATCTTACGACCTTCATCGGTCTTTAACAAGAAGTATTCGGCTTCGCTAATCAGTTGTTCTCTTGGTTTATTCTGCAAAAGAATCTGGGTAATCTTAGAATTGCGCACCTGACGGTTAACAACTCGCTCATATGCCTGCGCCCAGTTAGGGTCATCGCCACGAATAACTACGAAATCACCAGTTGTTTCAAACACATTGTTTAACTTGGTGCGAGTTTGAGATAGATGGTCATCTACTAGTCTAGCAGACTCAGCAATAAACTTCTTCTTAATAAACTCAGCCTGTTCAGGTCCAGCACCTAGTGCATCCTCGTAGGTAATACCATCAATGGTACGAAGACCTAGACCAAACTTATCTTTAACCTCTGTTTTACCAGCAAGCATGTTGTCAATGTCAGCAATCTGAGCATCGATTAAGTCTGGGTCATCAGCCAAATCACGCATAGCATCTAGTTCATCTCTATGTGCCTGCAGTTTTACGTCATCGCTCCATTGATACATATCTTCAAGAGATGCATCTTTAAATCTATTATTAAACATCTTACGAGTTGATTCTCTTAAGCCACCAACAAGGGCCAATGGTCCAGTAGTTGTAAGAATACGAAGGAATCCTTCAGTTACGTTTCTTACTGGATAACCAATGCGGGCAAGAACCTCAAACTTAATAAGAGAGTCTAGGCCATCAATTAAATCTGTAGCGCCAGCCCTAGTTCTGTAGTATACGCCCATCTTATCTGAGCGACGTGCTCTTGATAGACGGTTTAACGCGTTATACATTGTGTCAACATCAAGGACTGGTAGTTGTTTTACCAGTTGTGTCTCATTTAAAGGTAGCGGAACAATGTACTTAAGGTCTTCTGAACCAAGAACAGGGGTAGTCTTTGAACCAACTGGTACAACTCTACCATCATCTAGGGTTTTTGTTGCTCCAGTATAAGCACGCTCACGAATAATGTTGTGTGCCTTAGAACGACCACCAGCAAATAGCGACCATGCTGCACGGACATCTGATTCATCAAATCCAAATTGCTTTGCTACAGTATTAAACAGTTCTTGTTCAATCTTCTGGAAAGCATTAGCACGCTCAGCAGCATTTGTTGCTGCAGTGTATTCGTTGAATAGTTCTTGCTTGCGTTGAACTGTAAACTGTGCCTTCTTTAAGTCGTCCTCTAAGCCTTTAATCTCCTTCTTAAGAAGTTTAACCTCATCAGGAGCAAGGGTTTGAGTATTAAGTCTATTCTTTGCTATATTGATTTGGTTGAGATATGCTTCTTCTTGACGACCAGCGATACCACGAACACGGCTAAGCATGTTATCTACAGTTTGTACTGATTGATTATCAGTAAAATCAATCCAACCACGAGGGCGCTTATAGAAGAATCCAGTTAAAACTCGTATTGGTGCTCCTGCTGCACCTGCTCGCAGGTCAATAAACTTTTGCCCTAAATCATAACCAAACGTCTTTCTATCTCCGCCAAGCGCTTGACGAACTGCAGACATTTTATTAAATTGTGGTATGCGTGTTGGGTCAAGGATTGCTTCTGCACTTAACTTTGTGTGAAGTTGGCGAAGTTCATCCTCATATAGTGCTGCATTCTCTACAGCCTTCTCTAAGTCAGAGCCTTGGTTAACAAGGTCCATTGTAAGTTGACCAGTTGCTTTATCTCTACCAGCACCAAAAAACTTTGCTGCGGTAACTTCGTCCTGTAAGTTACCAATCTTGACTGCAATTGAACGGCTAGATGCCATAAGTCTTGTACCAGCATCAGCATCACCCATTGCCATCTTAATAATGTCTGCTTTTGTAGCATGACGTAGAGCAGTGTCTTCAATTTTATTAGCATCTGCTAAGATATCTGCAAATGATGCAGGGTTTGCTGATTCACGAATAGCCTTAACACGGAATAAATCTGTAGCATCCATGCCATCAGTCTTCTTGATAAAGTCATCAAATGTTGCTTTTACTTTACCAGCCCTGAAACCAGTCTTTTCTCCAGCAAGAATAGCATTAAGTTCGTTAAGTCCCTTTACAGAATAGTTAATAGCCTTGTAGCCTTTTACTATTTTACCGCCAACGATAGTTGGGTCGAGAACAAATCGAGATACTACGTCAGTACCAAAAGATGTATATCGACCAACTAGTTGTTCTCTGAAGGCCTTTTCTGCCTGTTGCTTGTCATAGATATTAAAATCATTAGCAGCAAAAAGAATATGGTCCTGTAGGAACTTATCTGCTCCAGACAGTTTTCCCAAACTTACAGTTTTTGCGACACCAGAGAATACGTTTTCGATTTCATCTAGTGGTCTTCCAAAAACTGTACGTATAATGGAACGGCCAGTAGAAATATCATGAGCCTTATCCCAGGTCTCTTTAACTTTACCAAAAGAAAAGTCATCATTCCAGATAGGATTGTTTTTCTCAGGCAGAGTAAGACCGAATGATACTGCTTGTGTTGTAAAATTATATGCTTTTTCTAAACCAATAAATACTTTACCCCAAAAGCCTGGTTCATCTTTAGGCTTATTAGGTGTCTTTGTATTGTAAGACGCAACTGCTTCAGCCCTGTTTTTAGGTGGAGTAGATTTACCCATATCCAATGGCAATGCCATAGATGAGTTAACATTCCATCCAGCATAGTAAGTGTTAAATGCACCCATCGTGTCAAAGGCAGAAGGATTTTTAGATTTCTGCAAATCTTGATACGCTTTTTGTGCGGCTTCTCTTTCGCTCATAGCAGATTAGCCCTTAGAATTCTCACATAATTACGGAACGCTTGTGATGAATTTGGGCTTTGTGCTGCAACCTCCAAGGCAGGTAGATAGGAAAGTAGTCGTTGTTTATCAGAATCTGTATCTGTGCTAGTTGGTAGCATTAAAGCCTCTGTTCCAGCACCAGCACCAAGTGCTGCGCCATCAGTTACTGGCACATCTGGTTGCTCTGTTGGAGCACTAAGAGGGGTTACTTGTGGCATAGAGTCAATTGGATTCATCAATGGAGCAGCAACATTACCAGCCATTGGTGCTGCTTGCTGTTGTTGCATCATTGCTTGACCTTGTCCGTAACCTAAACCTGAATAGTATTTTGCGGATTGTGTACCGCTTTGTCCATTTCCACCAGTTGCTGATACATTAGCAGGATTATTTTGTGGAGCCGTTGGGCGGTATCCGCCTCTGTTCTCTGCCATTATTTCCTCCTACTTAGAATACTGTATTTTAGTTACTATTGGGCCACCTGTATAGATATCCCATTTAGTTGCTATGTCTATTGCTTTCTTAATAATTTTTTCTGCTTGTGTTGCAGTTTCAACCCTGTCAACTCTAAGTGCTTCCATAACACCAATAGCAATGTCCCCACCGCTACCAGAGTAATAGATACCGCGAACATCACGGTCCCAAGAGTAATCCTCAAAAATAGGATAGATGATTCCGCGAATGCTAATAAGAAATTGTGAATCATGCGCTGCCGCATCGCCGTCCTCTTTCATGTCGTAACCTGCGTCAATAAACAATTTGCGCATGGCAGGTATAAATTTCTTAGTTACGAATAAATCTAAATCTTCATTTGCTCTAGGCTTTGGTGGTGTCCATCCATATTGTAACAGATTTGAACCACGTCCTGCTCCAGAACCTGCAATTAAGATTCCGTTGTTCTCTACAATCTTTGGCGTAGCCATATCAATTGGACGACCAGAATCATCTGATGAGCGAGAATCGCATCCAATGACAGACCATCCGTCGCCCTGAATAGCAGCAAGTGTTGTCATTGTCCCCTCCCACTACTATCGTCTACGGATTGTTCTTACGCTTGCGTTTGCCTGTCCTCCACCAGTTAGACTTGACAATAAACTTTGTATGTCAGGTGGTGCTGCTGGTGGCATCTCCATAGGAGATGGACCTCCTACTGGAGAGGAGGGAGCAGGGGACGGTTGCTCAACCTGAGGCGCTGCTCCAGCAGGAGGAACTTGTTCTTTAGGTGCGAATGTTTCTTCAATCGCATCTTCGATAGCCTGTCCCTTTTGTCTTGATTTAATAACTGCAGCAATCTTAGTTACAACCTCAGATGGGTCTTGTCCTTGTGTCGCCATTTGTGGGATTGCTTGAGTATATGCCTGAAGAGAAGCAAGGAGTGCATTACGCATATCTTCAACTTCAATCTTCTCTTGTTCTTGACTGACGTTAACATTAAATGGAAGTTCACGCATTGCCATATCTTTGGAGATAAGTTTACCACCAAGTGCCTGAAGCATAAAGATAAGACCTTGTGCTGGATTTAGTCCTGCTAACATTCCATAACGAACATCAGCGGAGTAATCTCCCTTAATATCTTTGCTTGGTTTGTACTCTAATGCATAAGGTGAACCAGCATCTACGCCACGAATTGTCTTTTGTACATCAAAAATTGTTTCGTCTACTTCAAAGCATAGACGTATTACATCTCGAAGAGCCGTCGCAAATATTGCTTGCGCACTCTTGACCTGAGTATCAAATGCTCCCATAAGTGCCTGGACGCCTTGACCCGTAACGATAGACGCATTAACGTTACCTGTTCGTCCTTCTGGGTATCTAGCACCAATTCGGAGTTCTTGATTGAGCAAGTTTTGTTCTGTGAACGCTCCTTGGGGAATTGTAAGTTCCACTCTTCGGACTCCTGAAGGAGTGTTTGTTCTGATAACTGCATCCCCACCAAGTTGTAGTTCTTGTACATCCATTGGTACGACGATAGGAGACTGAACAGATTTTTCAGCCGCTTCCATAGCAAGCATAGCAAAACGATTGCGAAGCAACTGGATACCAATAACATCATCAAATTGTCCACGCATTTCTCCATCAACAGTAGGACGTTTAGCAATGACAACCATCATCTTGCCGATTGGATTTTTAGCGCGAGAAAGAACTAAGTTCTCACGGCTTGGTACGTATACTAAAGATTGGTCCTTATCATAATAACGAACAATCTCAATTAGAGTATTGGTGTCTTGTTTAAAACCTGAGCGTCCAAGTAATTGAACTTCGTATTCAGGAAATTGAGCAGCCAATTCTCCAAGTGTTAATGAGTATACTTTAGCAAAAGATATGCATCGCCCGTAGCGGTCAAACTCAGGATAAGCCATCCGAGGGTTTTCTACGCGGATGCGAGGCATCTTCGCTTCGTCATCCATTTCAATAATGAATGGGACGAAACCATAAGTTACATAATAGTCCGCACCTGTATACATGTGGACTTGCAAATCTGAGTGATTAAAATAGTTTGATGCAATGCGTGTACGATTGTCAGCAAACTTACGAGCACGGTCATTTACCTGAGAAGCGCTAGAGCAGTTAACTGCAGGCAGTGGAGCCATAACCTCAGAAAGGTCACGGGCTACAATGTCAATGAAGTTTGCTACGACATTTGAGTCTACGCCTTCAGGGAAAAAGTCTGGGTATACTTCAGCAATTTTGCCTTGACGGACAGAGAGGATGTCACCTGCGCGAGCATCGCGCTCTGCAGAACGATACTTCAAAGAAGCAACGCGTGCAGCAATCTGCTCAATATTAAGTGCCATTTATATCCTAACCGTAAGTTTCAGACCATTGCTCAGCAAAGGCCTCATCTAAATTAACAGAGTATCTCATGTCCTTTTGTCTACGAGTAGCCCATCTATTTGTAGAGTATTTGGTAGCAAAGGAACTTTGTTGCATTAATTCACGTACCCTAATGATGGCAAACCAAAGTGCCATAACGCAGTCAGTAGGATTCTTAGTATCTGGCTTCCAGGTAATTAACTGTTGTGTCAGAGACTTCAAACCTTCTGAGCCTTCATTAGATGGTAGTTCTATTAAGTTGTTATCTTGAAATCTGCCGTCCCTCAGACTGCCAAACAAGGCAGACATAGAGGCCACACCAAATGATGTGTCCCATTTATTCTTTCCAGTATAATGAGGATTTAACTTACATCCATACTGGGCTAAATACTGAACTAAGTCAGTGTCCATCTGATACGCCTTTTGATGGGCGTTGATTTCAACTCTAAACTCTTGTGGCTTATATCGTTCAACCCATTCCTCAATAAGAGCACGCTCTTTCTGTGGAGATGGGTCAACCATATTGACACAATCTAAAACATAAACTTTTCCGTCACCCTTATTGTAGGTAACTGCTACGAAAGCAGAACGGCCAGATACAGCAGGGTCAAAACCAATTACAGTATAAGTGCCTTCAACATGCTTTGGATGGCCTGGCGTTCCAGACTTGAGAGGTCCACGCTTGCGCATTCCGTTGCTACTTCCTGCGACGCAGGCTGGTGGGAAGATTGAATCTTCGACGACATCTTCTTGTTGGTAGACCATTGCCCAGATTGACGGAGCAACCTCAGACCTGCGAGTAAAGAGTGAGGGTCCATCCCACTTTGGGTAAAATCCTTGCTCATTAGGTTGGTCCTTTTCACCTTCGGCTCTATCCGTCCAAGGCCAAAGCGTTTTCCAGTTTTCTGGCTTCTCATCAAACTCAAGTACGGCTGGCTGAGAGAAGTATGTGAACGGAGATTTGCCACCTGTCCATTGGTCGCCATCTCGTATCATCTTATATAAATCTACAGGGGCGACACGGGTTCCTACAATAAGTAGTTTTCCGTGCCGTCCCAAACGGGTGATGACTTCTTTTTGAAGCCATTCAATTTGCTTTTCCCACTCATGAGAGTTTGAGTTCATCACCACATCGTCTAGGATAATCAGGTCGGCGCGAGCACCGTAAATCTGTGACCCGAATCCTAATGCTTGAACCGTAGGGTCCTTCTCGCCGCTATCACGACCAGAGCCTAGGTAAATCATATCAGCAGACCATGTCTGCGAATCAGCCTTGTATCCACCGTTAGGGCCGAAGGCCATCTGGAGTTTAGTCCAGTTAGGGTGGCTCATTCTTGTTTTGATGGCTGAAAGGAATTTGCGTGCCATGCCCTGAGTCTTAGAGACTACAATGATTCGAACATTGGGGTCAGTGGCTATACGGTAGGTCACATAGTTGATTGTGATGACCGTAGACTTAGCATGCTCAGGTGGTACGTTAATCAGAACTCGGTTGCTGGCCGCAGGCTCATAGGTCATAGCAGGATGGAGCCAACGGGGTTCCCGACCTTCAATAAGGTCCACCCAGTCTTTGTGGTGGTCGAACAACTTAGTGTCCAGGAATTGCTCGGAGAACTCCTCAAACGAGATATCCTTTAGATTGGCCATGTCAGCCTTGACACCTTTACCAGCAAGTCTTGCTTTGTCAGCCTCAGCCTTGAAGTCAGGGTCAGTAAGTGACCATTGGCGGAAGGTGACATCGTTACGACCCACCGCAGCCATAGCGTCGGTGATGGTCGTGCCTTGAGATAAGAGTTCTAAAACTTGCTTCTGAGCCACATCCTTTGGGATGTTCTGCTTGCCTGGTTTGCGTCCCACTACTACTCCTAAAAACGGTATTTTAACGGTAAGGTTTAACGGACAGACCTCACCCATTATATATATTATATATAATATATTATATAGGAGGAGCGGAGTCTTAAACGGAGCGACTCCGTCTATATATGGAATTAATATTACATATATAGATAACCTGTTCATTTTGTAAAACCGAACAACTTGGGTGAAAATATTTTTAAAATGTCCGATTTATACCTATATGTACCTATATAGGGGGGCTATATAACAGAAAATTTATACGGGATACTATATACCACCCCCGCTAGCGAACTTAATAACCCTACCCTCAAATTGTCGACATATCGACATATAGATATATCGACATATTATAGGGCTATCCTTATTGTCCGATATGTCTTTATTGTGTAGAATATAACTATTTGACCCTTATGAGTTAAATATGCGATACTTGACTATCTGCCCCATATATTCTAATTGTCCGAATTGTCGCCCTAACTATATTACCCGCTAGTAATCGAACATATGTTCTATGACCTATATCACACCTAGCAGACTTGACTTCTTAGGGGTCGCATGGTATAATGCGCCCCGATATGATGTGATGTAAATCACACTAAATCGACTTGACTTCTGCGTGGTGGTCGTGTAAGATAGGCACTATCAAAACTAAATAAAGGTTAGGCAGTTCGGATAAGTAGCCTAAATCGTGTGAACTAAATCACACCGAATATATGGCGTGTCGACTTGCTAAATCGGAATTAGTGCGATAGAATTACGCAGTAATCAAAACTAAATAAGGATATATGGTTAAGCAGTAGTTAGGCTTGATTAGATATTAGTAGCAGTAGGTCGCCTATGGTATCACGACCCTAACTACTACTTAGCCATATATCCCCTAGTGAAAGGATAGCGAAGTGTCCTATAACCCTTACGGGGTTATGGGTAGCATTATCACACCCCCTAGACAAGTTAGGGCTAGCGTAGCGTGGCGTGGTTCACGCTCACGCAAGTTTAGCGAAGTCGTGGTGCGTGATAAGTCGGGCAACATAATTGCGGTGGTCGAAGATAGCCCTGCGGTTAAGTTAGCGAAGCGTAGTCGCAAGTCTGCGCAAGTCGCTACCCCTGCTACCCCTGCCCCATTAACCGAAGCAGAATTGCGGTCTATTGCGTTAGAAGAACGC